AGCTCGGCCTGCAGGCCCTGCGCCTCGCTCGGGTTGCCGGCGGCCGTTTGAGCGGCCCTTGCGGCCGCCAGCATGGCGCCCACCATCACATCCCCACGCATATCGGCGGCCACGGTGGCCAGCACGGCTTCTTCCAGCGGAGCCGCGGTGATGCCGGCGCCTGGCGCGCGGTATTTGCCAGCGTTGCCGTGCCAAGCCTCGCCGGCGGGCGTCTTGAGCAGGCCGGCGAGCACATAGTCGGATATCCGCGCCCTGGGCCCGCGTGCACCTTGGGCGCGCTCCAGCCTGGCCAGGATGGCCTCGGCGACGTCGTCGCTGATCAGTGCCTCGTGCGTGCCGCGCTGGATCGTCCACTCGTTGCGCGGCCGCCGGCGCGACTGGCCGCCGCGGTCCTCGCGGCTGCGGTGGACGTTCCACACGGTGTGCCCGGCATAGGTGAGGGCGCTCCATTCGAGATGCGACAGGCTGGATGCGCTCAGTTCCACGCCATGGCGCCTGGCCAGCTCGCCCGCGTGCCCGCCGGCGGCGCGGCCCTGCAGCCAGGCGGCGATCCTCGAGCCCTTGAGCGGATCCACCTCGAGGCGGCTCTTGGTCACCGGCGCGCCGTCGCGCACTTGGCCAGTGGCCACCGCCTCGAGGCGATAGCCGTAGGGCGCTGCGCCGCCGGCGCGGAAGCCCTGGCGCACATTCTCGGCCATGCCGGCGAGGCCTTTCTCGCGGCTCATGAGGCTGTGCACTTCGTCCATGGCCTGCAGCACCGAGTCGAGAATCACCTGGCTGATGGGGTCGACCTCGGGCACCTTGGCGAAGAGAATCTCCACGCCCATTTTTTTGCACTCGTGGCGGAAGGCCTCGGCGATGTAGCGCCGGCGGCCGATGCGGCTGGTGTCGTAGGCCAGCACGGTCGACCACGCGCGATCGCGCGCCTTCAGGTCGCGCAGCAGCGCCTGGAAGCCGGGGCGGTCGGTGTCCTTGCCGGACTCGACCGCGTCGGCGTACTCAGCCGTGACGACGAGGTCGCGGCTGGCGGCCAGGCTCTGCAGCTCGTGCCGCTGGGTCTGGATCGAGACCGCGCTGCGATCCTTCGACGAGCGACAGTACAGGGCGGCTAGCTTTGGCATGGAGGGCGAGTATAAGGGGAACGGCCGCGGCGGCCACGATGGCCGGGTCGGGCGCGTTGGCGCTGGTGATGGTGATGGGGCGGCGTTTCACGTGGTGACGCGCTTGAATTCGAGCACCCACACCCAGGGGTTCTTGTCCCAGGAGCCCGCACCGTTGATTTTGTCGAAGAGGCTGGCATACGAGTTGGAGGCAAACTCCCACGCGGACTCCGGTTCGTCGGGGTAGAAATAGTGCTTCCAGCCTTGGCCAAACCGTTCAACGCCTTCCGCCTTGGCGTCGGCCTCGCTGATGTCCTGCAGGCGCTCGACGCGCACGCCGGTGAGTTCCAGCGTGATGCGCGAGGCCCAGCGGAACATATGGATGCCCGGTTTCCACCGGGTCTGGTCCGCTCCGTGGAGGTCAGCACGATATTGAGCCCCGCGCGTCGGATCGCCGGAATGCACCGGCCGCCAGGTTTCGCGCACCCAGAGCCGATCGCCTGGCTGGCCATGCGGGCAGAGTCCAACGACTTCACCCTCAGCCCATTTCTGCGAATCCCCGTGCCGGCGTGATGCTGCTCTAACACGCGCCGGTGTCATGCCGACCCCACCGACTGCTGGTCGCAAATATTCCAGCCTGCCATTCGTCGCTTCGTCGAATTTGAACCATGGCATGGGGCGCCACCCCGGAGGACAAGCCTCATAGCCAATACACATCGCGCCAGAGGTGGGATTCTCGAAAGTCTTTGCGTCAATTTCGACGCTGACCGGCTGCGGTTTCATTATTCGGCGCGTCTGCGTCTTCCTGCCGTCGAGCAGGGCCCGCACCATCGGGCCGCTGAAGAGAATGGGCCGCTCTTTCATCGCGGGAACTCATCCCAGGTGCGGCCATCGAGCAGGCGGCCGGCCGCGCGTTTGCCGAAACGGTGAACATCGGGACCGTCATCCCTATGCATTTCCTGGCTCTGCCGAAGAGTCAAAGTCCCGTGCTGCCACGATTCGGGCCACCACCAGGCCACCTGCTCAGTGCGCGTCATGGGTGGTCCAACTTCGCCCGGCGCCCACTCTCCCCACTGCTTGAAGAAGAACGGGACGCCCAGCGCCTGGCACTGATCGCGCAGCTTGCGGAACCACTCAGGGTGTGAGGGCCTGGCCTTCGGGCCGGATTCACCGCCGGCGATCACCCAGTGAATCGGCCCGGCCATGTTGAACACCGGCTGCTGGTAGACCTCGGCCATGTCGATGGACCCGAGCAGCGGCTCGCAACTGAAGAATCGCACGGCCGCCGGCGTCTGCATCAGCAGCGGCGCGCGTTCGTTCGCTGTGGCCTGGTCCTCGACACTGACACCCAGCCAGAGCCGTTTGAAAGCCGGCAATGGGTTGAAGCCGCGCGCCTCGGGGTAAGCGACCAGGTTCAGGCCTGTGCCGTTGTCGAGACGCACGCGCCGGCAGAAGTCGAGCATGCGCTCGGGCCGCTTGGTGAGCACCTGGAACGTGTGCGACGGCAGCAGCCGATTGAGGGCCATGCTGAAGCCGTTGTGGTGCTGACGGATGATGTCAAACACCTTGAGGATGAACTCGTCGGGCACGTCCTCGTGGAACAGGTCGCTCATGCTGTTCACGAAGATGCGCCGCGGCTTCTTCCAGCGCAGCGGCTGCTCCAGGCGCTCGGGGTGGCACATCACGTCGGTGAAGGCGCGGCCGGTGTAGACGTTGGGCTGCGGCCGCGGCGCCGAGAGGCGTGGCCACTCGCGCAGCGCGTAGCAATTCTTGCAGCCCTGGCTGACCTTGGCGCAGCCGGTGACGGGGTTCCAGGTGGCGTCGGTCCACTCGATGGCGCTGGTGTCGCTCACTTGGAGTGCCTGCACTGTTGCCGCTCGATGCGGTCCTTGGCCTTGGCCGCGGCGATGGTCTGCCATTGCATATTGCCCGGGTGGTCGGGGCCGCCGGCGCAGAGCGGAACGACGTGGTCGATGACGTAGCCCGGGCAGGCGCCGCTCTTCTTACCGTTGGCGGGGCAGGGGTGGGCGCGCTTGAAGTCGGCGCGCGCAGCCGGGTTGCGGTGGGTCTTGGCGTCGCATGTCTGGGCGGTCATTGCCAAGACGGCGGCGAGGGCGATGGCGGCTCGAATCACTTTTTGCCTCCCTTCTTGGCGGGTTTTTTGGCGGCCTTCTTCGCCGCGGCCTTGGCCGGTTTCTTTTCAAGTGGCTGGGCGGCCTCGGTCTTCTTCGGCGTGAGCTCGGCGCGTGCCTCGGCCTCGATTTTTTTGCTGTCGATCTTCAGCGTGGCCAAAATGGTTTCGGCCGCCTTTTCGTCGCTGCGGTCGCCCTCCATGCCCAGCCCGACGATGACCGCGGTGATGAAGCGCGGAAGTTCTTTTGCGCCGAGCTTTATGACTGCGGCTTCGGCGGTGTTCCAGTTGGGCACGTTAGTGACGCCGAAGGCATTCCAGAGCGGTATCTCCACCTGCCAGTCGAGCTGCTGGGATAGGCCGACGGCGATGCGCGCCAATTCCGAAAGCCCCAGCTGGCCGCTGTGCTTCGCCCTGACCTGCTGCATCAGGCGTTGGACCGAGAGCTTGGCCACTTGGTCCTCGAGCTCCGCGGCTGCCTTCTCGGCGGCCTCCTGAGCCGGGGTCTTTTTTGCGGGCGCCTTCTCAGGTTTGCTGTCGGGACCGGCCGCCCTGAAGGTCTGGCGCTTGCGATTGTAATGCGAGGGAAGATCGATGCCCTTTTTCTTCAGCAGTGCCTGGGCCGTCTTGAAAGGCACCAGCTCACGCAGCAGCTTGGTCTTCGGGTCGTCGATCAGCACCGACTCAAACTGCTCGCCGGCGAGCAGCGCGCGATAGGTGCGGGGCTGCCAGGCTTCCTCGCGCTCGCGCCATGCGGCCATGGCCGGGTCGGTGTTCTCCCAATCATCGAGGAGGTCGAAGCTGAGGTTCTTCGGCGGCTTCGGCTCCTCCTCGGAAAAATGGTCCACCGGGCAGACCAGATCGAGGTCGACATGATCGTAGACCGTCTTGACCGACGGTGAAAGACGCCTCGCCTCCTCGCCGCGCAGGACTTTACCGCCGGCCGCCTTGATTTCCTGGCGCCGGCGGTCGCCGTGGAGACGCACTTTGTCGTGGTAGCAGGCGGCGTTTGTGCACAGGTTCGGATCGGCCGACTCCGGATCGCAATTGGCGGTGCGATGGGGGCATGGTCCGCACGCGCCGGCCTTGGGCAGTAGGCCGGCGTCGTCGATGGGGAACGGTGCGCCCACCAGCGGAATGACCTCGCGCTCGCGCACGATGCGGGTTCTGAGCTGGCGGACCGAATATAGCGGATTGCCGACGCCATTTCTCTCGGTGGCGTCCCGCAGCACCCGAGCCTGGCGCTCCGGTTCGGCGACACTTGCCACCAGGAGCGCGCGCGATACGTCGATGCGCTCATGCTGGAGGGCATCCTTGATGATCTCGGGCAGCTTCAGGAGGTTGATGCGCGAATAAACCCAGGCGCGGCTTTTGCCCACCAGGTTGCCCACATCGTCGGCCTTGATGCGGTCTAGCTCCATCAGCTCCTGGTAGCCCTGCGCTTCTTCGAGCGGGCCAAGATCCTCGCGCTGCAGGTTCTCAATGAGCTGCAATCGCAGCACGGCGCCGTCGGACAGTTCGCGCACGATCACCGGCACGGACGCGAGGCCGGCCTTGGGGGCGGCGAGGTAGCGGCGCTCGCCGGCGACGATCTCGTACTTGATGTCACCCTTGGGGGCGGGGTGGGGCCGCACGATGAGCGGCTCGGCGATGCCGTGTTCCTTGAAGGTGTCGGCCAGTTCCTGCAGGGCCTGCTCGCTGAAGCGCTGGCGGCGCAGCGCCTGGGTGCGCGAGCCGCTGGGCTGGATCTGGGTGAGCGGGATCTGCGGCAGGTACTGGCCGAGCAGGTCGAGCGGGGCGGGGGCGTTCATGGGGTTCTCCTGTCTAGACGTTTGGACGAGTAAGCCTTGGTGAGGAACATGTCCACCGCGTACCCGGCCAGGCGCACGGCCCTGGCGAGGCGCGCACGGTCGTGGTGGCTGGCGGTGGCCTGCCGCAGCAGGCCGAAGTAGCTGTTGGCGCGGATCTGCAGCTCGGCCGCTGGCTTGTCCGACTGCGCGCGCTGGACGCGGCCGAGGGCGTTATGGACGGTGCGGCGGCGGGTGGCGCGACGCCAGGGCTTGAGCACCTGGCCGACGAAGTCGATGCCGCGCGCCGCCGGCTGGAGGATGGTCTTGGAGTCGTTCAGCCGCAGGCCCAGGCGATGGGGCAGGAAGGCGGCGATCTCGGCGTGGGCGGCGTTCAGCCATTGCGGCGACTCATGCAGCAGCACGAAGTCGTCGACGTAGCGCACATAGTGCCGGGCCCCGAGCTGGTGCTTGGCGTGCTGGTCGAGCACGTTCAGGTAGACGTTGGCGAAGAACTGGCTGCTCAGGTTGCCGATGGGCAGGCCCAGGTGGGCGGGCTGCTCGCCTAGGCGCTTGTGGGGCGGCACGCGCTCGCGCAGGTGCGCGGCGCCGCGGTGGTCGGCGTCCTGGCGTGGATCGTGGAACAGCACGCCGTGGGCCAGGGCGCGCCACAGGGCATTGGAGCGGCCCCGGCCGCAGGCCCGTTCAATGCGGGGCTCCAGCTCGGCCCACAGGCGGCGCTTGTCGATGGAGACGAAGAAGTTGGCGAGGTCGCATTTCAGGTAGTGGACCGGGCGGCTCCAGTTCTGGGTTGCGCTGCGCACGGCCGCCTCCAGCCGCTGGATGGCGTAGAGGGTGCCGCGCCCTGGGATGCAGGCGCAGCTGTTGGCGATGAAGCCGCGCTCGATGGCCGGGCCGATGCGGTTGTAGAGCAGGTGATGGACGATGCGGTCGCGAAAGGCCGCGGCCCACACCTCGCGCGGCTTGGGGCGGGTGATGATGAAGCAGATCGAGGGGCCGGGCCGGTAGCTGCCGTCGGCCAGTTCCTCGTACAGCGCGCGCAGGTTGCCCTCCAGGTGCTGCTCGAAGGCGCGCGCGCTCTCGCTGTTGCGCTTGTTGCGGCGGCAGTCGAAGTAGGCCTGCACCAGGAGAGGAAAAGAAAAATCAGCATGGTCGCCGCGGTGATCTGCGGACGGCACGGGCTCGCAACTTGTTGCTCTTGTGCCAGTTGTTCTGGTTGCCGTTGTTGAAGTTCTGGTTCCAAGCGTAGTCGGCGTTGGCGGCGTGCTGTTTGCGTTCGTGCTATCGACGTCGCCGCGTCCAAGGCCCAGAGAAAGCTGGTGA